CATAGCAAGGTTCTTCACCAAGCACCGCATGATAGCCTTATTCACATCGAACATGGAGGCTGCTTCTACGGTGCGTTCTTCCATGCCGATTTTTTCACGGCGGCAGGTCTGCGGATTGTAGTCCCATTTCGGGGTGGTGTAGGTATAAGGCGTGGCTTTCATCGCTTTATTTGCGCTATCCAGTACAGGCAGCCACATTTCGTGTGAAACGCCCTCAATCGTGACCGAGGTGTACACCATGAAGCCGGTTATTGGGTCATAAACATATGGTAGGCCGTTGAATTTCTTGACTTCGTAGCTGGCAGAGGGATATAGCTTCTTCACCTCTGCCCAGGCATACGCCCAGCTTACATATTTCAGCTCGGTATTGCCGGACTTCTTGACTTCCAGATGATCTTTGAAGTCAATAGCAAATAATTTTACGAATGGATTTTCCGTAGCCATAATCGAACCTCCAAGAAAAAAGGTAGCAGAGAATTTACTCCCTGCCACCTGATACAAAATTTATGCCGCATGAACGATGGTGAACCTGCGGCTGCTTACATTTTTGCTGTACTGGTTGAAAATGTCTGGTTGCTCTTTCCGCAAACGCTGGGAATCCACACGCTTGCTTTCGGAGGACACCCACGATACTTTGTAACCGGGTGCTGTGCCATAGGCAGCATCCTGCATTTTCAGCTTGACCTGCTGCTCGATGGCCGTTTTCTCCTGTTCCATCTGATCGATTTGGTCGGAAAGCTCCTGCCGCTTATCCAGAAGTCCATGCAGGGCACTCAGGTCAGCAGTCTTGTCCCGGTTGTCTACCTCATAAAGCTGGTTGATCTGCTGGGTGTCACAATCGCAACCGTTGGGTGCAGGGGGAATCTGGGGCACAACATGGTTCGTCCAGAAACGTTCTTCCTTATCAATGAGGTCAGAAAGCACCTGCTTATCCGTCACGATTTTGTGGATCACCAACTCTCTGCCGAAAATCAAAGCCGCCACATACCAACAGTCGAAACCGCTGACGGCCAAGTAGTGGTCAACCTGCGCCAGATAATGAGCTGGGATTTTCCCATCTGCCCACTTGTCCGCAGAGAACGGCGAAACCGTTTTGCACTCCAATCCAGCTTTCTGCCCAACGATCAGACGGTCAAAGTCTGCCAGAAGCAGCGGATGTTCCTCGCTCTGGTAGATAGCGTTTGCACGGCGCACCTTAAAACCCGTTTCTTCGGAGAACCGCTGCGCCACATAATCCTCCAAGTCACGGCCCTGCCGCATGGCCTCGTTGTCGATATTTTCAATGGTATCGCTGATTTTATCGTAGTACACCTGAAATGCGGAGCGATAAGGATTCAGGCCCAGGATAGCCCCGGCATCCGTGCCGGTAATGCCGCATTTGCGGTAGCGGAGCCAATCTTCTTTGGACAGGTTCCGTGTAGATACAAGTCGTTTCATGCAATGTTCAACCTCTCTTTCATCTGTTTTTCCGCAATAGAAAAATCATATTCCACCAAGTCTTTGATAATGGTGGAAAATTCATCCACCAAGGTACGATCATCGTCCAGCCACAGGGCATACAGGAAATCCAGAATATTTCGCTGCACTCGGAGATGGTTCCAGAAACGCTCGTCCATCTGCTTTTCGGTGTCCAGCGTAATCAAGGCACAGACGATGGTGCTTTTCATCGTGATCTCGTATGCCGTGGTACAAGTCGGCTTCGGGAAATCGGCTTCAATGCTGTTCAGGAACTCAGAAAATTCCCGGACAGCCCGGTTGCTCACATCGTTCACACGTTCTCCTTTATGCTGCTGCCAGCACCATCTTGTAGGCTTTGTCAATCATGGGATTGCCCTCTGCGGTGCGCAGGAACAGGTTCTCGTTGTAGTTGCGAGTTTTACGGATGGGGTCTGCATGGGTGGCGAAATCCGAAACAGCGTTTACGAACCGCCAGCCGTTCTTTCCGACCCACTCCAGATCGGGCGCATTATAATAGCGGGCCTTCAAATCTTCCTGCAAGCGCAGGTTATTCTTTCGCTGGCCATCAGTCAAATCTTCGGTGATAGGGAAGAACTCATTGATGAACTCCTGAACCTTGCGGTCAGACAGCTTGATGGTGGTCAGCTCATGGATACCCTTGCCCAGTTCGCCCATGTAGCTGTTGGCAAGCTGTAAGGTTTCACGGGCATCCTGCACCCGGAGCAGAACATTTTCGGTATGGCGAGCAGTCCAGATGCGCTTTGCAGTACCCAAAGCCAGATTCAGGGTGTTCTGGCAGACTACACGAACCGGGGTCATGGCTACTTTCACACCAGAGCTACCATCGTGACTGTTGAAGAACACAAGATATGGTGTCACTTCGTCTCCGGCGATGATGTATTTCTCCGGCAGCTTTGCCAGCATCCAGACCTTCTTGCCGCCCTGCAAAGAACCGGCAGTTTCATAAGTAACGCCCTCACCCAGCAGGTCATCGGTAAACTGAAATGCTTCTTCGTTCTGCACAATGCGGTAGCGGTCAGACACCACACCCAGAACAGCATCATCGGTGCTGCGGACATTGGCGCGATAGCCGGGGATCATAGCACCCGTGCCGGAATAGATGTTGCGGCTTTCCACCTTCCAATCCAGACCAGCCAGCTCCAAGGCCTCACGGCTTGCAGGGGCATCCATCACGATACGGCCAAGGCCGTGCCAAGGGGTTTCGCGGACAGAGAACATGGTTTCAACGTTTGCGGACATAATCTTTACCTCCAAGATTTTATTTCTGATTGATATTCTTACTTCTTTTCGATCTGATGCGCTGTCCAAACAATGATCTTTGCAGCACCCTTTCCAACTGCTTTCACCACCTCCACTAACACTTTTTCCAAAATTTCAGTCATTGATTTTTCCTCCGTTTTTCTGTAAAAAGTAAAGACCTGTAATCTTCAGAATTTGCTTACAGGTCTTTCTATGCAAGGTTATAATATATAATTATATCTGAATCAGATACGCTTAGCTTGTGCCAAGTGTGTCAGACGTGTCAGTATTTTTACAAATCAGCCCTATATTTTCATGTTTTTCGGGCGTTTTAAGGGTGAAAATATAAGTATATATATATGATTTATTTTGAAAATTTCTGACACAACCGGCACAGCCGACACACCCTCTTACCTTTGAATTTTCGACCGGATACCCACAACTACTGTGAGATCGTGCCATTCATTTTTACGGATCCCCTGATTCCGGGAGGCCTTGAATGCTTTTGCCTCCTCGAATGAAACCGAAAAGCGAGCCATTTCGATAAAGCCATCCATCGTATATACAGCGGTATTTCTCCCCTGCAACTCTGACAGCTGGAAATCAAGCACCCAGCGAAACTCTTCGTTCGTCACCGGAGTGATCTGCGCCACACAGCTGTTGATAAGTTCCCGGTTGACATCGTTCTCCGATGCCTGCTGCCACTCATCCAGCTTCTGAGAAATCAGGTTCATGTCCAGCGCTCCGCTGCGTTCATCCTCCTGTTCTACGCTCTCATACTGGGACTGCAATTCTGCGATCTGCTCGTCCAACCCCTTTCGGCGCTCCACAAGTTCCTGTTTGGTGATAATGCCATCCGCGCACAGGTCGATGTATTTAGCCAGCCTCTCCTTCTGCCGGGCAATGCTGTTTTCCAGCATTGCCTTCTTGGAAATGCGGACGCTTTTCTCCTCTGCCATACAGCGGTTCAGGATTTTATAGACTTCTTTGACAGTCTTGCCTTTGTCAAAGGTAAGATGCTGGAGCACCTTCTCTGCCATCAAATCCAGTTTCCACTCACAGATTGCTTTGATCTGGCAGCTGATGTTCAAATCAAGCCCATGTTCCTGCAAGTAGCTGATGCTGGGTTTTCGGGTGCGGCGGTAGCACTGGAAGCCGTGAATTACAGCACCGTCACGATTTACGCGCCACTTGAACTGGATAAATCCGGCACCACAGTTGCACCGCAGCTTTGCTGTCCAGATGGATTTAGGCGTATTCCGCATATACTTGTGCTTCTTTCCGTTTTCATCGATCACTCGTGCCGACTTCGATAACAAGATCTGCTGGCACCTGTCCCACATTTCCTCTGATACAAGCGGCTCAAAATCGCCTTTCACATAGACGTAACTGCTCTCATCCAGATTTTTGACACGTTTTTGCGTCAAATAGCCGTCACTGTGAGACTTGTTGTAGCAGATGCAGCCTTTATAGGTTGCATTATGTAGCACCCGGCTCACCTTGGAAGCGTCCCACGAAACATGACCGCTTGCGTCCAATCTGCCTAGCCTGTATAATTCTGCTGCCACCTTTTGAAGCCCAACCTTTCCAGTCGAATACATCTGGTAAATCAGTTTTACGGTCTGTGCCTGATCTTGGTTTGGAACATAGGTTCCATTCTCCCTGCGGTATCCCAAGATATTTCCGTTTCCATACAAAACGTGCTTCTCCCGACTGATTTCTTGCCCCGCCTTGACGCGCTCTGAAATTTTTCGGCTTTCGTCCTGTGCCAAGGAAGACATAATCGTCAACCGAAGCTCACCATAATCGGTGGCCGTGTTGATACCATCGTTGATGAAAAATAGATTCACGCCCACAGCCTTCAACTCACGGATATAGGACAACGTATCAACTGTATTTCGTGCAAATCGGCTCACCTCACGGGTAATGATAAGGTCAAATTTACCTTTCTTTGCATCCTCTATCATATGCAAAAACTCTGGCCGCTTCTGCGCCTGTGTTCCGGTGATACCTTGATCTACATAGACCTCCACGATTTCCCAGTCCGAGTGCCGGGAACCTTCAATTTTATACCATTCCAACTGGTTTCCCAGTGCATTGATCTGTGCCTCATGTTCGGTTGAGACACGCGCATACACTGCTACTCGCATATTTTACCTCCACATTTTGAGATTTCAGGATAAAAAGAAAAGCTCTGGCAGAATCCTCTACCAGGGCCTTTCTCTGTCGCTTACGAAGCCTTTGCAGGCGGTTCTTCCTCCTGCTCACGCTTCATCCGAAGGAAGTTCTGATAGGTGGGCAGGTTCAGCAGTCCTGCCGCAAAAAGAGCTTCGATCAGACAATAGGCCATCGCCTTTTCGTCAACGTTCAGCATCGTAACACCTCCATAGTGCTTGTGATTGTGCTGGTGATCAGAGATATAACATATCACTGAGAAGTCAGACGTTACGGACGAAGGCGGATGCCTCGGAATGCTGATACAGGGTTCTTGCGGACAATCATGTCATTGCCCGGACATCTGGAACGTGTGTGTTCCAGTTCCATCATAGTCAGCGCCTCTTTGAAAGCCGATCTGCTGCACGCCCAAACATCCTTCTCCTTGCAGAAGTCCAGATAGGCGTTGTACAAGTCTTCCAGCGCCGTCACCACATCCGGATCACACCGCTCACAAGACTCCTGTACAAACTGGCCGGCACTCTTGATAGAAGAGTTTTGCACAACGTACTCCGCACTGTCCACCTGTGGAATCTTCGGGAAGATGTAGTTGAGCTGTACGAGCTTTCGTGCATAATGCAGTGCCTTTGTGACAATTGCATTTCGCTCAGCCCAGATTTTATCACCCAAATATGGGTCTTGCTGATCATCCGGAACGGCTCTGTCGAACGGCAGATATACGATGCGCTTCTCAAACGCATCATCCTCCCCGTCCAGACAAAGAGGGTGATTACTTGCAAAGACAAACTTGATCTGCCTTTCCAGCGTCACCGAGCTGAGGTATTTGCGAGGAACGTCGATGGAATCGCCGCCGGTGATCTGCTTAAGGCGTGAGACAACTTCTGCATTGAGCTTTGTGTTTGGCATGTCCAGTTCAAAGTTGATGACTGCGCCAAGCAACCGCATCAGACCAAAGTTTTCCTTCATTGTCCGAAGACGAATGTTGCTGACAGACTCCTTGGGGTAAAGTCTCTGGCAGAAGTTGCCGAGGACACTCTTACCGCTGTTCGAAACGCCCTCCATGAAGATGAAGAATTTTCCTCGTGTAGGATAGATAAACAGCGATCCAAGCGCCATCCAAAACCGCTCCAGCAATTGAGGATTCCCATGCGTTACCCAGAAAAGGAAACTGTCGAACACCGGGCACTTTGCCTTCGGGTCATATTTTGCCTTAATGCAGGTAAAGGTCAGCCGATCAGGGCTATGTGGGTAAAGTCGCTGCTTTTCAAGGTCAAAGATACCATTTTGCAAAGGCGCATAAATGGGTTCATTCTCCGCCTCGCTGCGCTGGAGCTTTGGGTCTGTGACACAGCACTCATAGAGGTCTTTATACCCATACAGACTCGACTCATAGTTGAGTTCATAGTCCACATGCTCTCGGTATAGCCTGATCAGGTGCTCTGCATCCAGGTATGCGTAGTAATACCCATTGTGGTAGTATAGCGCATTTCCATAAGAAATGATGCTGACACGCTTATTCAGTTCACTTGTCATTCCAACGATGTATTGTGTCTTAGGAGCTTTTTTGAGAACAGGTGCAGGGTGTGGTGGATTTCCCGGCTCAGACAATGTGCATTCCTGCACATTGTCTGGTACGCCATCCTGCACCAAGATGGGTGGCGATACTGTGTCTCTCGCATTGAGAGAGTCCGGATAGTCCGAAAGCTGTTCGGAGAGTATCGGCGCATCCAACTTATGCCGTGCCTTGTTCCGTTTCTCCTTAAACATCTCGCTGGTCTTCGGTCTATCCTCAGGGACAATCGGCGTCATGTTCTCTAATAGCTCAACCTCATCAGACTGGAGAACTTCATTAGAACCATTGAAATCGCAATCCCATGCGGGCACAGCTTCTGGCCCTTCAGTCGGCCGGACACGCTGCTCAAGCAATTTCTTTCGTTTTTCCTTGAATTCGGCTTTATTCATGCTTTTCTTCCTCCTTAGAAGTTTTCTGAACGTAGCTTTGCGCGATAAGATTCTCGATGAAGTTCTGCTTACCTGTCATATCGCCAGAAATGAGGTAATCAATTCTCGTCAGTCCACCATCCCGGTTATCACCAACCCAGATGTATCCAGTTTCTGTATCCCAAGCATGAATCAAAAGCTCATAGTGAGTCTCCTGTTCAACATCTTCGGCATGACCAACGATGATTGGTACATCTCCTCTGAGAATAAGGCAGAAGAAGATTTTCCCAGATTTGTCGGTTTTCGTGCTGTACAGAATCCGAAAGTTCTTAGTTCCATCTTCAATTTTCCAATTGTAGGCTGTGATCTGTTTTCCATCCTTGAAAACAAAAACCTGAAGTCCCTCAAGAGCGGTGCTATATCCCCCGTCACAAAAGGTGACCTTACCATCGGATCTCCCAATAGCCGCATAGTTTTCTTTTAGCTTGAAAGCTTTATTCAACCATCCAACACTTTTTTCTGACAGAGTGCGTTCCTCTTCCTTCAGTGCTTTGTAGATTTCTTCGTTGTTTTTCTGCGTCATAATTATAGCCTCCTAAAATAAATGATAATTTGCTTCGACAACGTATTTGTCGTTTGCAGCTATAGCTTATCACTCTTCCCTCATTTACTCACGACTGGTGATTATCGCAGAAAACCATCTTTTCATCCGACATTCATTAACAATTTATTCATATCAAGGATTTCAGATCAACTGATTCGTCGTTTTGTCGTCATTTTATAAATTTCATTTTATTTTTTGCATTAAATCATGGAATAAAATTTGAAATTTAAAAAAAAAATCCAGAGATGCCGCTCCACATAGCATCTCTGGATTTTCCCTTGCAAAATTCTTCTTTTTACGCCATCTCCTGATCTCCAAAAAGTCGTTCTATTTCTTCATTTTCATCCTCTTCCTCGTAAAACTCCATGTATTTGGCTACCTCTTTAAGTTTTCCCATACACTCATTCAATATCTCGCTCATCTTATCATATATAACTAAATTTGCACCTATATCATGTGGACAATTATATTCATAATATTGTACCATATCAGATAACTCTTCAAACGTTACTATCATACAAGATTTGTTATCTCCATCCTCTTTCGGAAAATGCCGTTTTATAATAAGTTCTAACTTCTCTTTTTCAAGCCCTAACTTACGGTTCATTTCTAAAGATCGTATGCCTCTGACTATAATCTCCTTTAAAACTTCATCGCTAGCTTTAATTATCGAAGTTTCTATGGAGCAGTCTTTCCACCAGTAATCTTCTACGTCTATGCTTGCTGCCTCGTTTAAAGTTCGTACCATAAAGTTTTTAAATAGCTGCACACCTTCTTTCTCTTTAAATAATAGAAGCAGATCAAAAAATGTTGCATTCTGCGCTGTTATACTTGTTTTGGCTCCCAATCTTAAATCGTGATTTACAAATTTCGTTCCAAGAATCACACTTAACCTAGCTACAAGCCGCTCATTCACACTCTTTAATCCATTTCCAACATCCGGTACATCATCCCACACATCTTCCTCTCTTTGTTCGGCATTCAATTTTTCTTGCCATACTGCATCAGTCTCGTCATCGTCTGGCACACTTTCTATTCCAGCCTCCGATGCCCACTTCTTTCTGCAATACTGATGGAATGTCATACAGG